GCTTTATTAACATCAAATAATTCACTAATTTCATCAGTTTCGTTACCTAACATACCTAAAATTTTTGATTTTTTGTTTTTTGCCACTTCAGATAATACCTTTTTTTTGTTTGGTGATTCACTAAGAGGTGCCTCAGTTGCCGGTTCAGTTACAGGTTCAGCACCTAAATCATCACCTCCACCACCGAAGTCTCCACCACCTCCACCACCGAAGTCACCACCGAAGTCACCACCCATGTCTTCACCCTCAGCTGGTTTAGATTCAATTTTAGCTCTTTCATCTTCTGATATACCATATTTTTTATCTACCTCATCAAACACACCAGAACGTTTAATTATGGTTTGGGTGTTGGTTAATTCAAAACCAACAGCTCTTTCAAGACGTTGTTGTTGTAAATCAAGAAGTACATCATTATCACTCATACCAAGAATATTCTTTTTAGCCCATGTATGTGATACAGGTTGGATACCAATTTGTGATTGGTCAGACGTTGCATCTTTATATAAACTAATTTTTTCTTTCCATTGTTCGATTTTTAATAAATCAGATTGTGATGATGGATTCGTTAACGATAATGAGAAATTATCTAACTCATCATCTAACCCAATTAAATATAAATGGATTAATGCAATTTTATTTAGTTCTTGTATTAAACCTTTTTGTATTTTATTAATGGTTCTAGCAAAACGAATATCCATTAATGCTAAACTTTTACCCTCACCAACAACTTCCTCAAAACCTAAAAACGCTTTTGGAATTCTAAGACCAGCTAAAAGTTTCTTTTGTGTGTATTCAATATCAGCAATCTCACCTAAATTCTGAGCTCCTGGCAACGTTTCGATAGGACTTGATTGTGATGGGTCACGTACAGGTATAAAGTAATCCTGGTCCACTGCCATTTGATTAAATCTCATATCAACTTGACCGTTTCTTTGGTCGACAATTTGGTCACGTTTAAATTTATTAGCCACACGTTGTACATATGGTTCAATATCCTTATCATCCATATTACCAACGAACACTTTAAATACTCTTCTTTCAGGTGCTCTAGAAGTTCTATAAATTAACATAGCATCCTCAGCCAATAATAATTGTTTCCAAATTCTTCTAACTTTATCCAACATACTAGTACCATACGGTAATTTTCTGTCGTCACCCAATAATCTAAAATGTGCAACTTCCCATGCTTGAAATTCAAGGTCTTTATTTTTCCATTGGAATCTTAACTCTCTTGATGGTAAAGCGTGTTGTGGGTTTTCATGTGCCGTTCTAGCCGATGCACCCTCAACTCTTTCAATTTCAACATTAGGTAATTGTTGACAACCTATAATACCTTTATCTGGGTCGATTTTTAAATAAACAAAGTCATCACCATACTTACATAAACCTCGACACCACATTTGTAAGTTAGTGTCAATATCTAATGTGTTAAGAAATAAATCATCTAAAATTGATTTAACCCTTTTTGATTCTGAATATATGGTTAATATTTGACCTTTTTCTGAAAGTGTCGTGGATTCCTCAGCATATATATCTAACGCTGCCGATATTTCCGGTGTAAATTCCATACTTTCATAATCGTAATACGCCGATAATCTGTTTGGTTCATAATAAACAGATTGGTTATATAATGATTGATCTAATTTTGTCCATTTATCTGAAATATATTGACTTTGTTGAGCATGTAGTAATTCTTTTTCATATTCTTCCTTACTGTCAACTTTCAATAGTTTTTCTCTATCAAATTTATACGCGGGTGGAACACTATGTTTACCAGCTCCATATCCAAAAACTTTAGTAAGTCTTTGATATACTGTTAAGTTGTTATTTTTTGCCATTTCTAATAATTATTATTATATAATATAATTAAATTTACTTTTACTATAAAGTTATTTTCGTTTATTACCTCCGAATAACCAAGAATATTCTCGATAATTCTCTTTTATTACATTTGTTGGTGTTGGGTTAAACCCAGAATCGTCCATAGACATTGACCCAATTTGGTCAAATGAACCACCATACGAATATAAGGATTGATTAGGGTCATAGGTTCTTTCTGATAATACCCAAGATTCCAACATCGCTTTATTCGCATTATCGTTACGAGTTAGTTGTGCAAAACATAACTCACCAGCATACATTGCAATTGAGATACTCATAATTGCATCATCATGTTTCCCTTTTAAATGATCCGCTCTACCGTTCACATAAACAAACGTACTTAATTCGTTTAATAATCTAAGTGAATATGTTTTAAAACCATGTCTAAGTTGTTCTTCAAATGCTGAAATAATTTGAACCCTTTTATTGTTAAAATTAATTCCGGGTATTTTTTCAAGTGCCTTTTTATTATATTCCCAAGGGTTCATAGTATTCACACCCTCAACATAAAGATTTTTATAACCTAGTTCTTGTAATTTTCTTGATGTGCCCACACCCATACCACCAGTAATATCAATAACGGTTAATGGTTCACCATACAATATACCCCATTTATATGCAACATTTGCTAAATCATCAGGTGGAAGTTTACCAATATATTCGGCGACTTGTTCACCCTCATCAAAATCTATAATGTTTATAGATGAAAAATCATCACTATCCCCACGACTAACGTCTATACCCATAATATATCTATGACCTATAACGGGTTCTTTCCACTGCCAAAAATTCCCCTCAATATATTTTTCTTTCGGTTCCATAACAATTTCAGATAATCGTTCTCTAACCTCCATTGGTATAACACTATCACCTGAACCTAAGAAATCACATTCTAATTCTTGAGATATCCTACGTTTATCAAATAAGAATTTTTTAGACATTGTTTCATACCAACTTGAAAATGGTTTGTACCCGTCAGATATTAATTTATCATATTCTGATTTATCTGTGGAATAGACACATATATCTTCATCAACATATTCACCCCTATTTAACATATAATGTACAAGATCATTAACTTTAACCCATCTTAAATCCTTGGTATATCTTGGGTCATGAAACCATTTTAAATCAGTGATATGAAAATCGTTCATACCACGAATTGACTGGTCATAAATAGAATAATAAATCGGGTCTTGACCGTTAGGTGTTGAAATTAATATTACTTTACCCCCTGTTGATAATGATGCCATTGACGCTGACCAAAATTGTTCCCCAGCTTCAATATATGCGGCCTCATCAAATATTAATATTGTTGGTGTATAACCACGTAATGCATCACCTGATGTTGCAACGGCTTTAACCTCACATCCATTATTTAATCTAAATCTACTCTCTGAATTCTTATTTGGGTCAAAACCTACATTCATCCATTCCGGCCATTGTTCTAAAAATGCTCGAACTTTATTCGCCATTTCAATAGCTGTGTCACGTTTGTTAGCTAATATCAAATCCTTCTCAGGTGTTTCGGGTTTAGCTAATTGTAGTTTTTTGGATATCCAAGCAGCTGTAACTGTTGTAACACCCGCTTGTCTATATTTTTTTGTGATATTTTCATTATAATTTTCAAAATCTTCTAATAATTGTAATTGATCATCAAAAAGTTCTAACGGAACAAATCTCTTTTGTGTGTTGTCAAAAGTCTGTAAATATGTTTTTAACGCATATGGTGTATCTTTTGTGATACGAACCAATTCCCTTATTTGTAATAATTTTTGTGAGTTCATACATATAAATATAAAAAAAGACGGTTTAAAACCGTCTCTTCCTATTTATTCGTTATGTATGTGTAAAAATCTTAATTATTTCGAGATAAATAATCATCATCATAATCCTCATCATTGTCGTCAGTAAAACCAGAAATACCTAAATCACTTAAATAATCCTCTAACTCTTGATCACTAGTTTTTTCTGTTGTATCAATTAACTCAGTATTAAATTGTGCCATTGATGCTTCATAATCTTCATTTCTAAACATTTCTTCAATTCCATTCACCATTCTACTTAATAGTCTCGCTCCCTCTTCAGAACCAGATATTACTTCTTTCATTAACGTTAAAAATTGTTTAGCCGGTAATGAGAATATATTTTGAAATAAAAAATGTTGTAATTCTTTTTTATTTTCATCATGAATCAACTCCTGTGGGATTTGTCTTCTTATTCTATCCCATATTGCAGGACCTAATCTTAAATCCCAAACTTCTTTATCAAGTGTATTT